GTGTGAGCGCCGGCCTGGTGGCCGAGACGGAAATGCACTACGTCCGCAAGGCCTACCGCGGGTTCCGCGTTACCGCACGGAAGGCGAAGGTGACCCCATGAAAATCCGCACCCTGCAGCGCCTCGTCTGGCTCGTGACCGTGTCGTTCCTCGCGGGCCTCGTCATCGCCTTCGACCGGGGGTGCCTATGAGGGCGCCCCTGCACGCATGGCACGCGGGCCAGCACGCCCTGCTCCTGCCGGCCGGCCAGGTCATTGCGGTGGATGTCTGGCTAGGCGGCGCGAAGATCCTGCGCCTCGCTTTCCCGATTCATCAACTCACCCGGTTCGAGAGCGTCGAGCTCTACGGCACCCCTTACCATGAGGCTACTCCCAGTGAGCACACCCCAAGCTGAAGTCCACAGCCGCCCCGAGCAGAGCACCGCCCTCGCGCCGGCCCAGCAATCCACCGCCCTCACCGCCCCCGGCGAGACGGCCTCCGCCTCAGTGTCCGCCCGCGAGAAGGCCGCGGTCGAGGCGCGGTTCATGATGGCGATCGGCCGGCCGCGCTCGGTCGATGCGGCACGCCTCCGGATCCTCGATGCGTGCCGGCGCCCGCGGTTCGCCGAAGCGGCGCGCTACCTCAAGCCGATCGGTGGTGGGAAGAAGATCCCCGGCTTCTCGATCCGGTTCGCCGAAGAGGTGGCCCGCCTCTGGGGCAACCTCGACATCACCTCCGCCGTGGTCTTCGACGATGCCGAGCGGCGCATCTATCGCGTCGCGGCGACCGACCTGGAGACGAACACCAGTCAGAACCAGGACGTGATCGTCGAGAAGCGGGTGGAGCGGTCGTTCGTGAAGGAGGGTCAGGTGGTCGTCAGCCGGCGGCTCAACTCCCAAGGGAAGGAGACGTTCTTGGTCGAGGCCACCGAAGACGATCTCCACAACAAGGCGAACGCCGCGCTCGCGAAGGTCCGCCGCAACCTGATCCACGCGCTGATCCCCGCGGACATCCGCGAGGAGGCTGAAGAGACGTGCATCGAGACGATGAAGAACCGCGACGCCGAAGATCCGGAGGGCGCGCGGAAGCGGATCACGGAGGCCTTCTGGGGAATCGGCGTGACGCCCCAGCAGGTTGAAGTCCTGCTCGGCCATCCGCTCGCGCAGATCAATCCCGCCGAGCTCACGATGCTGCGGTCGATCTACACGGCGATCAAGGATGGCGAGGCAACGTGGGACCAGTCGGTCGAGGCCTACAGCAAGAAGGCCCCGGCGCCGGCACCCGCCAAGCCGGCCGGCCCGAAGCGGCCGCGTGGCCTGCAGGCGGTCGCGGCCCAGGCGGAGGCCCCCGCACCCGAGCCCGGTGATGCAGCCGAGCCGCCGCCGGCGGAGGAGGAGATCTGATGCCGACCGAATTCCTCACGACCGGCCAGCTCGCCATGCGGCTCGGCGTCTCGGTCCACACGGTCGAGGCCTGGCGCCGGCGCGGCACCGGCCCGCGCTGGGTGCGGCTCACCGACTCGAAGTTCGCGCGGGTCCGCTACCGCCTCGATGATGTCATCGCGTGGGAGACTAGATCGGAACGTCCTCGAGCGCCGTGACGCGCGCCTCGAGTTGCTGGATCAGCATGGTGATCCGATCGTAGGCTTCCTCGTGCGTCTCGGGGAAGAACCGGCCCTCGCCGGACAGGTCGGCCGGCTGGGTGAAGGGCATCACCCGCTCGATCGTGACTGCGTTCCCATTCGGCGGTGCCGTGACGAAACTCACGGTGCCGCCGCTTGCTTCGCCCGCCCCGGTCACCGTGTAGTCGGTGACGATCGCCATCGTGACGCCGGCGACTTTGACCACCAGGTCGTCCTCGTCAAGGAACTGGAACACGGTGGGGAAGTGGACCGCGGCGCCATCGCCGGCGGAGGTGGTCAGTACCGTCGTGGTCGTCAGGGTCACGGGCCCTCGATGGCGGTGATCCGCCGGTTGAGTTGCTGGCAGAGCATGACGAGCCGGTCGAGGCACTGCTCGTGCCGCTCGGCGTAGATCGGCCCATTGCCGGGGAAGTCCTCGAGTTGGGTGTACGGCATCTGCTCCCTGAGGAACAGGATCGGGTGCCCGTTCGGAGGCGGCGAAGTGAAGACGACGTAGGTCGGCCCCGCCTCGGTGATGCTGTAGTCCGCCGGTGTCGACTTCGTCCCGCCGTTCACGCGGACCTGGATGTCGCTCTTCTGGATGTAGTCCATGGCGACATCGAAGACCGTCTCGATGCCGTCCCCGGTGTAGCTGGTGCGGGTGTTCTCGCGCGTGACGCTCATCGCGGTGGCCTCGCGAACAGCAGGTTGCGGCCGGCCTCGAGCGGCCCGGTCGGTTGCTCCTGGCCCGTGAGCCAGTCCGTCAGGTACGATCCCGTGATCCACATCTGCTTCGTGGGCAGGTGCCCCCAGTACCCGATCGCGTCGATGACCTGGCGGACGTCGTGGCGGGTGACCTCGTCTTCCGAGAGCGCGTGCTGCACAGCCTTGCCGGCGCCGACCAGTGCCTTGAAGGCGTCGAACACCGGCCCCGGCTCGTAGCCGTAGTCCCCCAGGATCCCGTTCATCAGGTCGCGCACACCCACGATCGCCTGGAAGGGGTACTGCAGGATGTTCCGCGCGATCCACTCCGCCCAACTCTCGTCCTTCGGTGGCTCGCGGCCGACCATGATATCCTGCATCACCGCCGGCACCAGCCAGAGGAGCGCCATCGAGGCGGCGAAGTGCGGCAGGTTCTTGACGCCGCCCACGCGCTGCTGCTGGATCTCCTTCCGCATCAGGTTGTACAGCACCGAGAAGTAGCTGTAGAACATGGTGAAGATCCGGCGGTACTCGCTCCCGCCCTGGACACCCGCAAGATCCTTCGCCTGCCCCGAGCCCTGCGACCGGCGGACCACGCTGTCGGCGTGATCGATCGCCTGCTTCTCATCGCCACCGAATTGCTCCATGCCTTGCTGGTAGGCACCGAGCCAGGTCGGGATCGCCACCGCCATGTCGAGCATCCCCGTCATGTAGAAGAACGCCTGCTGCGCCTGACCGACTTGGCCGTGCTGCTCCATCCCCTTGAAGATGTCGCGGATGTCGCGATCGAACGACTGCCGCCGGGTCCGCATGAGCTCGCTCCGCTCCTGCACGAACTCGGTCGCCTTCCGCATCTTCTCGGGCGAGCCGAAGAATGCGGCCATCCCCGTGGTGGTGTACTTGCCCCCCAGCACCGCGACGGTCTGCGAGAAGCCGAGGAGCTGGGTGATCGCGGTGGTGAACTTGAGCCCCATGTTCACGACCGTGGCGCCGGTGCGCGCGCGACCGAGCGCCCGCTCGACGAAGTCCGCCGGATCCCGGCGATCGGTGGCGATCCGCTGCAGCCAGGGACGGAGGGCTCGGTGGAGTTCCCGGCCGGCCGAACCCTCGATCGCCTGGCGCACCCGCTTGTCCTGCAGCAGGCGGTCAACGTCGATGATTGCGCGCCGATGGGTGAGGTCGTGGATCACGTTCGTCAGGTGCTCGACCATCACCCCGAGGTCGATCTTCACCGCCTGGCCGGCGGACCCCACGCGCTCGATCGTGTGCCCCTTCTTCGTCGCCGGCCGCGTCCAGTTGGACCCGTAGAGATCCTTCACGTTCTGGCGCTCATCGCGCTTGAAGGCGAGGAAGCTCTGCTTCGTGTCGTACTTCAGCGGGTAGTAGCCGCCCTTCAGGTCGACTACGCCATCGCTCGCCTGGGCGGTGAAGGGGACCGCCTCGACGCGCTCGGGCACGAGCCCGGTGAGATCCTTCTGCAGGTCGGCAATCTGCGGCCAGTAGGAGCCGACAATATCCCAGAGCATCTGCACCGTCTCGAAGTCCTTCTTCTCGAGGTGGCGCAGGATCGCGGCGACCTGGTCGTCGGTCCACCCATACCCCTGGCGCAGCGCCTCCCGGTTCCCTTCGTTCCCCCAGTTGAGGGCGACGGCGAGGATGCTGCCCTTGGTCATCGTCATCTTGACCTCGGGGATGTGGATCCGCCGGGTGAGCCACTGGGCCCGCTCGCTCGTCGTGTACCGGCCGAAGACGGCCTGCATCCGCTCGGCGAGATCGCGGGTCATGACATGCTCGGCGTTCTCCGCGTCGGCCAGCGGCTTGAAGAGCGCCCGCCATACCGGGCCGAGATCCTTCTCGCCGTCGAGCCACCGAAACAGGAACTCCGGCTTGACGTGCGCGGCATCGATTGAGGCGAGGAAGTCCTTCGCGCGATCGCGCCAGGTCGGCGCCAGGTTCACGCCCTCCGCGGCGACACTGTGGTTCGCCTCGATCGAGCCGACGACCTCGTCGACCACGGCTTGAAAGTCGCGCTCCTCCTGCGCCTCGAGCAGCTTGTTCTTCAGTCGGGCCAGGTGCTCGACCGTCTTCACCGCGTCCCGCAGGCCGAGCAGGTTGTCGAGCGTGAGGTTCTTCCAGTTGGTTCGGAAGGCCTCGTTTCGCATGGCGTCGGGGATGTCGACCTGCAGCCCCGCGGCCTCCTGCTCCGTGATCCACTGCGCCAGGCCAACACGCTTGTCGATCGCTTTCAGCGAGGCTTTCGCAAAGTCGAACCGCTCGAGCAGGGTGTCGATCTGGTCGAGGTAGACGTCGCCGGCGAGTGCCAGCTTGGCGCGCACCTTGGTATCCCCGAAGCGCGCGAGATAGGATTGGGCCTTCTCGACCTCCTTCTGCGCGTCGCGGGCGGCACGGTACAGCAGGTGGTTCAGAAGCTGCTTCCGCTTCTCCGCGTGCGCCAGGCCATAGTCCCCCTTCCCGAAGGCCTCGTAGCTGCGCTTGGCGGCGCGCGCCTCGGCCTGCTGGTAGGCGAACGGGCTGAGATCCCGCACCCGCTTCTCGCCGATCATCTTCGCGACCAGGGCCCGCACGGTCTGGAGCTCGAGCCGCGTGTCCATGCCGGTCTGCCGGCCGAGGACGCGGAGCTCCGTGAGCAGGACGTTCTCTTCCTGGGCGTTGTGGGCGGCATCGAGCGCCGCGCGGCCGAGCACCGCGGAGTCGTTCACCATCTCCGGATGGCGATCCTGCATCCGCTTCTCCGTCTCCTGCTCGATCACCTGGTTGAGGCGCTGGCCCTGCTTGGCGAGGAGTTCGTTCATCATCGCGTCGCCGCTCGCGAAGCCGAACATCGTGGCGACCAGGTCCGGATCCACTCCGTCCTTGGCGAAGATGTACGGCCGGATCCGGCTGAGCTCGGCCAGACCCTCCTCGCCGTACCGCTCGAGGATCGCCGCCCGCGAGAGTTTGACCGGCTCGCCCTCGAGCGGCTCCCCCGTGAGGAGCTCGCCGCGCTGGAGGTAGTGCAGGGCCTGCCAGGCGGGATCCGCGTAGAGCTCGTTCGTGACCTCGGCCCGCACGCGCTCCCGTTCCGCCTTCCACCACTCCGTGCGCGCCCGGTTCTGTTCCTCGAGGATCTGCTGGAGCAGGGCCTGCGTCCCCGTCTCGACCGAGCGCGTGGCGTTCCGCTGGTACTGGGCCCACTCGGCCGATGTCATGCCGGACGACGCCTGGTCGGTGAAGAGCGCCCGCAGACCAGCGACGTTCCTGGCGCGCGCGATCGCCTCGTCGCTCGCGAGCATCCGGTCCATCACGCCGCGCACCTCGGGGCTAAGCTGCACCCCGAGCGCCTGGATCTTCCGGTAGATCGCGGTGAGCCAGGCCTTGAAGCGGGCGAAGGGACCGATGAGCTCGACGCTCGGAGCGTTCCCCTCGAGGAGGTAGGCCTCGAACCCGCGGGCCCACTGCTCGTGCTGCTCCCGCGTGATCGGCGCGCCCTCTTCGGCACCGAGCCATTTCCGGATGATCTGCAGATCGTCATGGAGCTGGGCAAGGCCGGCCTGCCCAGAGGTGAGATCCGCGCGCTGGTCGCTGGTCGGCGCCAGATCGTGAAGCACCTCGAGGTAGAAATGCGCGAGCTCATGCAGGAAGGTCGACGGATCCGCGCCCTCGAGGAGGGTCACGT